GCAGCAAGAACTTGAAGCACAAGAAGTACAGCCAGAACCACAAGCACAACAGCAATCTCAACCTACTGCTGTTGATGTTAAAGCTCAAGAGTGGGCAGAGAAAAATGATTGGTTTGGTGACGATACAATTAAGACTGCTGCTGCATTAGCTCTTGATGCAGAACTCAAGTCAGAAGGATATGATCCAAATGATAATGAATTTTACGAAGAAATTGACAGACGCTTGGAAAAAGCTTTTGGAGGTTCTTCAGTCCGTGTGGAGGAAAACACGTCACAACCTTCTCAAGTGGTCTCTGGGGCTTCACGCTCGTCTCAGAACTCTCGTTCAAAAGTTAAACTTTCTAAAGAAGACGTAAGACTTGCGAACAAATGGGGGATACCTCTTGAACAGTACGCCGCAGAGAAGTTAAAAGTAACGACTGCTGACGGTGAGTACACCAACATAATATAAGCGTGGGAGATAAACATGACACGAAATGAATCACGTACTAGTAACCAAAGAGAAAATTTAGAACGAGAAGAAGAATGGTCGTTTGAAGAGCCAAACGCTCTTGAAATTCCTGAAGTTGTTAAAGAACGCTTCGCATCAGAGGGTTTGACTTTACGTTGGATACGGGTCTCCTTTAACGGCCAAGATGACTACACAAACGTAGGCAAACGTCAGCAAGAAGGCTGGGTGTTTGTTTCTCCTGAAGAAGTACCTGAATTGGCTACTACCTCTTTCGTGAGAGAGGGTGGACGGTATGAAGGCACAGTAAATAGGGCTGATCTTGCTCTAGCTAAAATGCCAGCCAAAAAAGCTGCGGCTAGGAATAAGTACTATGAAAATAAAGCTAACGATATGATGGATGCTGTTAATATGCAGCTTATGAATAATTCTGATTCTCGTCTAGCAAATATGCCTGTAACTAATTCTAGTCGTTCTGTTACAACAAAAGGAAGACAGCCCTCTTTTCAGGACTGACTTCTATAACTAAGGAGATGAAACATGTCTACTACTAAAGCATTTCGTGGTTTCATTCCCGCACGCAAAAAAGGTGGAGCTTACAATAATGAAGCTGTTACTGATACGATTGCGTTAACTTCTACTGGAATGACTGGTTCTCCTACGAACAGTATTTTCACGGGTGATCCTGTCGTTCTTCCAGGTGCTAACTTCACAACGATTAGCCCCTACATTGCAGCAACTCTCAAGCCGTCAGGCGTATTCATGGGTTGCCAATATGTTGAGAACGGAGAGCAGAAGTTTTCCAGGTATTGGCCTGGAGGGACGAGTGCCACGGACGTTAAGTTCTTTGTAATCACTGATCCTGATCAGACGTATTACATTCAAGCCTCTCTTTCACTTTCAGTGGCAGAGTTGCTTCCTGTTAAAAACTATAATGTAACTGTTAGTTCTACTGCCTCCTCTGGCAGCACGACTACAGGTCAGTCCAGCTACTATCTAGACGGTGCGTCTGGTACGGAAGCAGCGGCTGCTGTTCGTGTAGTTGGTAAAGCTCAGTTCCCTGATGAGAAGGATTCTGATGCTTATCCAATTGTAGAAGTATGGCTCAACCATCACCGTGACCGTTTTGTAACGGCTACGGCATCAACGGCTTAATAGGGAGGATTTATTATGGCTATTAATAGAGCTAGTATTAGCAAACAACTCCTTCCTGGCCTTAATGCCGTTTTCGGAATGGAGTATGGAGAGGTTAATAACGAACACGAATCTCTCTATGATGTAGAAAATTCAGATCGTGCTTTTGAAGAAGAAGTGCTTTTCACTGGATTTGGTACTGCCCCAACAAAGGGCGAAGGTGCTGCTGTCAGCTATGATGGAGCGCAAGAAAGCTACACGGCTCGTTACTCACACGAGACGGTTGCTCTTGCCTTTGCTGTAACTGAAGAAGCAATGGAAGACAATCTCTATGACACGTTTGCTAAAATTCGTGCTAGGGGTCTTGCCCGTGCGATGGCGAATACCAAGCAAGTGAAAGCTGCTAATCTATTCAACAATGGTTTCTCTGATACCATTGGTGATGGAGCGGCGTTCTTCTCCTCTGCACACCCCACAATTTCTGATGGTAATCAGTCCAACCTTCTTGCGGCTGCTGACCTGACGGAAGCTACTCTTGAGACTGCGCTTACGAGCATCCAAAAAATGGAAGATGATCGTGGTATTCTCATTGGTGCAAGTGCGGTGTCGTTGCACGTACCTGTTGACTCATGGGCGATTGCTGGTCGTATTCTGTCCAGTCCTGGTAACACTCAAACGAGTGCTGCTTCGGCTAACCCGAATACAAACGCAATCAACGTAACCCGAAGCATGGGTATGCTTCCTGAAGGTTACTTTATCAATCGTCGCTTTACGGATACTAATGCGTATTTCATTAAGACTGATGTTCCTAATGGTACAAAAATGTTTGTCCGTTCTCCACTTCAAACGAAGATGGAGCCTGACTTTGATACTGGCAACCTGCGCTTTAAGGCACGGGAGCGTTACAGCTTTGGTGTTTCTGACTGGCGTGGCTTCTTCGGAAGTGCTGGAACCTAATGGTGAAAGTGGGGGAGTAGTTAACGCTACTCTCCCATTCTTCCAAAGGAGATATTATGGCATCTAATATAAAAGTCGCACACAATGTAAGTAGTGATGGAGCTATCATAACTGGGTTTCGTTATGTAGATGCTCCTACTGTTACATTGGGTTCTGAAGGTGGTAGTGATAATCCTACCCCTACAACCACTCGTATAATTGCTGTACATGCTTATTCTACTATTGTAGGTGACATTGCTATTTCAGGTAGTAAACAGATTACTAATAAGACTGCCAAGGGTAATGCTCTTCGCTACAGGGTAGGCGCTACGGATTCTAACGATGCTTACATTGGCGACATGGGCGTTGCTGTGCATGGTATTGTAAGTCTTTCTACTTCTGGTGCAGCAGCTATGGCCCCAACAATTACTCTATATGTAGGCTAACATGCCTAACTATAGCGATCTTAAAACAGACATCATTAACACTTCTGAGAATGATGGAACTGAGTTTTCTAACCAAGTTCCTAAATTTATTCAGAAGGCTGAGTTTCGTCTGGTAAAAGAGTTAGATGATTTTGGACTAGACGAATACACTACTGTATCTGTTTCGTCTGGTAATGCTAGTGCTATTACTCTTAATGATCGTGTTAGGGTTGTTAGAAATATTAACTTTAAAACAAGCAGTGGAACGAGTGTAACTAATTTACTACCTCGTACTGTAGAATATGTAAATGATTATTGGCCTGTTAGTGCATCTACAGGCACACCACGATATTATACACGTAAGAATAATTCAACAATTAAAATTGTACCCACACCAGTCTCAGTAATTACTGCTGAAATACAAACAGCATCTCAACCACTGGCCCTTGCTTCTGCTACAGGAACAAGCGTAACAACCTCAAATTATTTTACAGAGTATTGCTATGATGCTATCTTTTATGGTTGCATGATGGAAGCAACTATGTTTAATAAAGACTGGAATACTCTACCCGTATGGCAAGCACAGTACACTGCTGCTGTAGGGGCTTTACGTAATCAAGCAAGGCGTACTAGACAGGATGACATGGCTGTTGCTGGCTCTCCTGCTGGCGGTCCTAATACTATAACACAGGGAGCAAGTTAAAATGTCTGCATTAATGAAAGCTGGTTTAAGATCAGCGATAAAAAAGTTTAATACATCTACACCTAAACCACAGCCTAAACCTCGTAATCAATCTCCAGTTATAAAAGAAGTTGTTGCAGGTCAAGGTAAGAAAAAACAAGCATCACCAACGGCTCAACGAAAGCGTAAAGTTGAAGGCCAACAAGCAGCAGACCTTAAACAACCAGCAGCAGGATCAGTTGGTAAAGGTGCAGAACAAGCTGATGCAGGACTTCCAGATTCTAAAGTAGCTGCTCAAAAAGCTAATGTTTTTGATAAAGATTTAGCAGATGCTAAAAAATTAGTTAAAAAATATACAGAACAATTAAAAAAACTTAAAAATCCTACAGGAAAAGATAGATTTAAAGGTAGTAAAGCTTATGAAAATAGAATGGAAAAAATAAAATCTGTTCAAACTTTATTAACACAAGCTAAACAAAAAGTAGCAGATAAGAAAAGTCGTGGAGGACCAGGAGGACAAAGTAAATTAACAACGGCTCAACGAAAGAAAATAGGAAAAAAACAAGGCGGTCCTCTTAGACCTGTAGACCAAGCAAAGAATCCAGGTCTTGCTAAACTACCTACAAAAGTACGTAATAACATGGGCTTTGCTAAAAAAGGTGGGCAAGTTATTAGTAAAAAATATGGTGGTAAGGTTAACATGGGGTTTGGTGATAGCTTGGTAAGCCAAGGCTATGACAATAACTAGAGCTAGTATCCCAAAGCAACTTATAAATGCTAAAAAGAAAATAAAGGGGAAGAAGAATGGTATTAAGAGCAATAACAAAAAAAGGAACAGAAAAAGCAGTAAAAGAACTAGCTAAAAAAGGCATAGGCACACAACAAGCAATAGCATCTTCCTCAAAAAATTTAGTTAAAGGAGGAAAGTTTACTCCTGCTGCTAGAGCGGCTGCAACTAAAAAAGGTCGTCTTAATAAAAACGAAAAAGCTGTTCTTACTAGACTTGCTAATAGTATGGATACAGATATTGCAGGTGTAAAAAAAGTAATTAAAAAACAAATAGCAGATGAGGCTAAACCTAAAACTAAACCTAAACCTAAACGTAAAACTGCTGATAAACCTAAAAGAACTCCTGCTGAAAATAAAGAACTTAGGAGATTAATTGCTCAACAGAAAAAAGACGATGCTCCTACTAAAACACCACCAGAACCAACTAGAATTCCACTTACTGCTGGCGGTAGTTCTGCTCTTCCATCTAAAATTCAATTACCTGAAGGTAATATTTCTAAAGCTAGAAGGAGACAATTAATTGAAACAGGACAAGCTAAACAAGTTCGTGGTAAAAAAGGTAAGTCTAAATTAGTTGAAACAGGTAGATATGCTCCACCTGCAAGTCAAATTGCAGAAGAAATGGGCATAGGTGCATCTAGAGGTGTAGCTCCAACTGAACAAGAATTACGGGCTGCGGGTGGTTTTGAAATTAAAAAAACAGGTGGCAAGGTACGTGGTGTAGGTGCTGCTACTAGAGGCTTTGGTAAAGCTGGGTATTCATATAAGAATATATAAATATGGCTATCCAAAAAAGCAACATGAAAGGCATTACAATTGGTAGGGGTATGAAACGTCCTACCAAGTCTGGTGCTGGTATGACTGCGAAGGGGGTGGCTAAGTATAGGAGACAGAATCCTGGTTCAAAACTCAAGACGGCTGTAACGGAAAAAAAACCTAGTAAGGCTAGGGCAGCTAGACGTAAGAGTTATTGTGCTAGGTCTGCTGGACAAATGAAAAAGTTTCCAAAAGCTGCTAAGAACCCTAATAGCAGATTAAGGCAAGCT